AGATGTCTGCGGAGCTATCTCATTGTTTTGATTGATAGTTCCGTTACATGCAGTCATAAGATTTTCTATAGATCTATTTATTTTTACTCGGTTTATTTTTCTCATAAACTACCTAATAATCTGAGGTTTTATTATTTCAATAATTTCTTGTGGTGTCATGTCTCCAGTATCATGATGGTCGAATTTTATGTCTTTTATATCAAATATTTTTCCAAACTTCTCCTTAATTTCTTCTCTACCTTTTCTCCCCGGCTCGTCATTATCCAAAGCTAAATAAAGTGTGCCCACGGAAGCTTCTTCTAACAGTATAGTCTGACGATCACTTATTTTGCATGTAAATAGCCCCACGCAATTAGTAATTCCAGATTGCCATAATTTCAGTACGTCTCCCTGCCCTTCAACAAGTACAGCGGCACCAGATCTTTTTAGACTATCAAAAGCTTTTCCGTAATTATAGAGGGCATTTCCTGTATTAAATCCTTTACTGTTTATCCATTTTGAAGAATTTGAGGACACGGCACGACCGACAGCACCAATTACATTGACGCATGATTTGTCATAAACTGGAAAGACTGTTCGATTATACATCTGCTTTCCAAGTACATTACAATATCCAACATCAAATTCCTCTAATATCTCTTTAGAGAATCCTCTGGCTAAATAATAAGGGCATGAAATTTCTAAACTTTTAATAACCTCTGACCTAGTGCATATGACCTTATTAATCGCCCCATTGTGAAAAATCTTATCAATACGAGAGTCCTCAAGATTGTACTGTAAATTATCCTGCCTTTCTACTTTTCCAGATACAAACTTCTTCAAGTAATTTACAGCGTCAATAAATGTCTGTTCTTTTTGACTCTTTTGCTCTAAAATGCCTTTTATTAAACCAAAGACATCATTTCCACAATCTTCATGACATCCATGAGAATTACAAAACCAAATTCCATAATATTCAGAGGTGGGGTCAATATTAATATTAAACGCTGTAGAATTATCCCCGTCATGAACGGGGCATCTTCCTATCATTTTGTTCTCAGACTCATAAAATTCCTCAATATCAAGAGATTCCATAATCTCTCGAATCTTATCAGTCGCCTGCCTCTTCATCGCTTTCTTCTGGGGTTCTGTCAGGGACTCCATCATTCTTTAATTCTTTCTCTTTCTGGATTTCTCTTAATGTCCCTAACTCTTTGATCTCGGCTATTTCTCCATTCATTTGCATACAAATATAGCCACTTTCCATTCCAGGTCCATGACGACTGACCACAGGTATTAATTTTCGATTTCCGGCTTTATCTCCATAAAGAACTTTATCTTGAGCAAATTCTTCGTCTGTCTTAGTCTTGAAAATAGAAAAGGATGTAGCAAGCCAAATAAGTCTATCTGACCCAGATACAGCGTCTTCAGTCTCTTTAGTAATACCGTCACGGTTAAGCTGTACGAATGACAGGCAGGGGTAATCGTATTGAACACAAAAGTTGTGCAGTTTAGTAATTTGAAAACCAAGTGCTTGGAATTCTGCCATATTACCATTTAGACTGTCTGATGACATTAACTTTAGATAATCATAAATAATAAGGCAATCATTCATTCTTCCATTTTTGTCATAGCCTACTTCTTTTAAAAGCCAACGTCGTGCCACAGAAAGAATTTCATCAAATGGGCGACCAGAAACATTAATATAATGGTAAGGTCTTTCAGATAAATCTTTAGCGGCTCTCTTAGATTGTCAACTGATGCTTCATCAGTTTTAAAAGAACTGCTTGAGATATTATTAATTGGTACTCTACTGAGAAGTGCTAACAATCTATTTTGATGATCAGTCTCACTCATTTCCGTATCTAGCATAAGAACGGGAATTCCATTATCTCCTAGACTTGTGACAAATTCCGCCACATTATCGGCTAGTACTGACTTTCCCGCCTTGCTCCTTGCTCCGATAAGATCAACGCATTGCCTGCGAAGACCGCCTCCAATAGCCAAGTCGAACGCTGGAAAACCTGTAGAGATTCCGGGTGGTCGAATTTCTTGATCCATCAAGTTTTCGACATATTCAATTACATTATGCCCAATAAGCTGCGGATTACTTCTATCCTCTCTAATATATTCTGATGCAACTTCTTCTATTCTACTCTCAGCTATAGAAAGAATTTCTGTGACACTCTGATCACCATCAACATCATTCAAACCTAAATAAATATGTCTAAGAGAATTTTGCAGTTCTCTAGTAAACTGTAGTTTACGAATCTTTAAGCCGTGATTTCTTACATTCTCTAGCTTTACTTCGTACCTCATCAGATGCTGTAGATGTTTTAAAACATCTGGTTTATTCAGATATTCATCTAGATCAAGTTGTTTTGCCGCAGAAAGAATTGAAGTTAAGTCGATAGACGAGGAAGTTTCTAAAGCCTTAGTCACACATTTAAATATCACCTTATTATTATCAATAGTAAAACTATCCTCTTTTACTATCGACTGGATATCTACAAATGCGTTGATACCATGATTTATTAGTCCAGAAATAACAGCTTTTTCAGATGCTACATTACTAAGAATTTGGGCATTTTTGTCCACATTTGATGAAGTCACAGTAATAAGGCTCTTTCTTGAATTGTGGATTTATCTCAATGTTCTTATGACAATCTTGACAGAAGACAGTTGTCATCTTAAACGCCGCACGAGTCCTTGGAACTGGCTTTACCTTATCATTAATAAGGTCTTCATCAGGCTCTTTCTCTATTACTACAGATTCAGGGTTAAAATTATTTACGAATTTTTTCTTTTCTGGCTCTCTCTTGTTCTTAAACATAGAGAAGTCTTCTATGTCTGCTCTGTCTGCTCTGTTAGTACTATTATGTATTACTTTTGGGTATCAGATAAACTTTCCTTATTATTATCTGGTACTGAATAATCTTCATCAGGGAATAAAACTTTTTCACCTGTTAAAAGGAAAAAGCCCTCTTCAATTAATTCTTCATCACCCTCTTGTATCCCCAATTTGATTTTATTGATAGCTTGTGTTAACCTCATTTGATCCTCGATAATTGATAAAGAATTTCGGCTGTTTTATTCAATGGTGTAATTTTGTTTGTATATAGTGTACATACCGTTTTAGATTTACGCATAATTTCTCTGAGTTTATTGACCACTGGATATTTATCGCATATAATCTGTTCCTTAGATAAGTTACTTGTATAATCTGGGAATTCTGTATTATTCATACATCGTATATACATATCATTAAAAGCATTACAGGCCCATTCAAATCTAGCCGTTTCCTTATTCTGTTTGTGAGTGAGCTTAGAGATGTAAGTTTGTATTAGATATGAATGTGTTAAAGCTTCTTCATTACTCAAATCCTTAAGTTGTTTAGTGGAAAAATTTAGAGACTCGTACACTGATGCGTCCGACTCGCACAAATTAATATGATTAGCAATTTCATATTGATTCAAGAAAGAATCAAGTTCTGCTAATATATTTTCTACTTCCAGTTTTTCAGTAGACTCTCCCATTCTTCTTCCTTATCAAAGGGTAGTACTATCATGGTTATATCATTCAACAAACACCATTCCATTTTTTTGAAGTCTCTACGTTTATGCTCTTGAAAGCCTTTTTTGGTTTTATGAAAGAATTTGCTGAATTTATAATGTTGTTCCCCATGAACTTCTATGATTATAGATAATTTGGGGATAATGAAGTCAGCGTAAAGAAGACCAGTAGCTCTTGTTCTAGATCCCGGTAGAGTAGTTTCTTCATAAACAACTTCAAATGGAAATATCTCAGAGATTAATTTTCTAGCTTTATTATGATAGGCAGACTTATTTTCTCTAAAGCTTTTATGTGCAGACTTTGAAAAATTTATATTGTAAATTTTTTTGTCAAATCCTATGACTCTCAAACTAAAAATTCCTTCATTTCTTTTTCAATAACTTTAACGACTGAGGGATTATCGTTTAAAAAGCTGCATAGTTTAGCCTTACCTTGAAAACCATATTTTTTCTCTTGCAGATCTAACAACATCTGTTCACCTATTTCTTCCTTATAGTTCTCCAAAAAGTTCATATAATACCATGCACCTTTTTTGTTGAAGATTCCAAAATCATCTCCAAGAGCAACAATCTCTTCAACGTTATCCAGACCATGATTAAATCTAAAATAACTAATAGCGTTAGTTTTATCAGTTCCTTGTGAGGAAGTCAAAATCTTCCAGTTAATCTCTTGACCGATACGATTCCCGTTATCATCAATCCAGTCTTTACTGTGAGAAACTTGCATCATAGTGTCGTATTGATAACCTATTTTAACACCGCCATCAGCAGTCCATTGTTTAGCCCCTGGCATTGAAGATTGTGTTGAGATCAAATGATGAATACCTATAATTATAGCTTTCGTTTTTGGTACAACTTGTCCCATCCTCTTACAAAAATTAGATAATATCTTTGGAAGTCCTGGTCGGAAATCCCCGCTAACATATCCCTCTAATTCTTTAGCTGGAATAAGACTTGAAAGAGAATCTATGATAAATAAGGCACCCTCATTTTCTGGAGCTTTTATCTTTTCCTCTAGTGCATTTAAAAACATTTCCGCAGTTAATATTGTATTACCATCTGATTGAATTAACTGAATCTTATCCAGATCAAGACCTTTTACTCCGCAAAGGTTATACTTCTTTATTCTACCCTCTGCATCTAGATATACTACATTTCTACCTTCGGCTTGAGCATTGGCAGCAATTTGAAGTATTGTTGAGGTGTTATGAGTGACAATAAAATTGTCGGTTAGATATAGATGATCCTTACTATCTAATTCGATACATTGACACTCTTCACTGGCAACCTGTTCCACACTTTTAATAGAACGAAATAATTTGGGCTTAATCCTCTTTTTATCAAATTTCTTTCGTGTTAAAGAAAAAATATTAGAAATATCATTTCCGGCAATGTGCAGTCTATAAGAAAGAAAGCTTTTACCATCACATTTAGTCTCTCTCATCTTGATTTTTACTTTGTAACCTAATGACTGCAAAAGCTCCATTACATCTTTAGATAATTGCTTAGATACTGTAGTATATTCTCCAGTCTTACCTTTATCATTAAAACCATCAGTATCCATTAAACCCCTGGCTAAATCTAAACGATCCAAATAGTCCGAATATTTATAGTCTTCAGGTATAAACTTTTGATGAGAGTTACATCCCATCAGTTTTAGATTTCTTAATTCCTTAGTTAGTTGGTTTTCTTTCTTTTTATGATCTGCACCATAAGATATGGCATAATCATAATTAGACCTATGTATAAGCTTTGCTCCTATAGAATCACAATAGCTTCTAAATTCATCTAAAATTTCTTCATCTGCTGACGAAATCATAGGTGTTCCATGTGTTAGTCCACCATCGCCTATCAAACATCCTAAGATGTAAGGTTTTACCCCTAATTGTCGCCTATTAAACTTAACAGGTTCAGTTAATTGAATTTTCCACTTATTTCTATCGTGATATTTCAAACCCTTTCTAAGTATTTCCTCTAGAGATAAAACAACGTATTCATTTTTACCATTATTTTTAGCAACTTTCCATAAATGGTCCTTACAACAGAAGGCGGAAGTATTATCATTAAAAGTAACTTTATAAACTTCTTTAACCCCTTGTGGATAAATTTTTAAAATTTTGGCACTTTTCCCATCTGGGGTACATACCTTATCTCCTTGTTTTATATCCCTCATCTTAACTGGACCAGACGGTGTATAAACTATAGACCCCAAAGGCTGTGCCTTGCCGGTTTTTGCTTTTCCAACAATTTGAACCCAAGTACCTTCCAGAAGACCTCCATTCAATGCAAAATCCAATGAGGGAGAGATAGACAGACTTTTCAGTCTGCATTTTTCCTCAAAAACTTCCCGTCCTGTTTTAATGAAGTCTCTTTCAAAGTTTTTAAGACTTTTCTTTACCGCTGTATCAGAATCTTTACTTATTCAGTATACTCCAAAGATTTTTCTTACCAAAAGGTTTTTTTGGTTCTAATTTACTCTTATCTTGCTGGGTCTTATCTTCAAAGACTTTGTCTTTTACTAGACTTTGTGCTTCATCTATAAATGGTATCAGCCTTTTATTGGAAAAAGACAGGACATTTTTAACAGCCTTGTTATTAAGCCCTTTAATTATAGCAGAAATATCATAAGTCTTTAACAATCTAGAGGCGTACATAGTTTGTAGACCAAAAGATTTTTTATACTTTGGAATACGCCAAAAAAAATTAGGCAATGTGCCTTCATTGTTAAGTTCAGAGCGTCTCTTAAATATTAGCTCTGCTAAGTGTGCTGATTCTGTGACATAAATTTCACCATAAAAAGATTTGTAGGGCTTACTTTCTGATGGTTGTGATTGCGTCATTGTAATATTTACTCTTTAGACCAGCACCTCTAGAACTATCAGCCTTAGATGCGGCAGCTTCAGTCATCGCCACAGCCCCATATCTCTTGTTCTTAGACATCAACTTGTCATCTGTTGGAGTCTCGGGGGTTTCTTTTTCTGGTTTTTTTACTAATTTCCCTTCCCGAATCGATTTTTTCATGTAACGATCAATTACATCTGCCGGAATACCTAATTCAATAGCTAGAGATTTAGGATCAGATTCTAAATGATTATCAATAAAATATTTCTGAAGTTTAGTCATACGATATCTTTTTGATTTTTCTTCAGCCATTTTGTTTCCTTTTTGCTATAGTTAGAAATCGTTGTTCACGAGTCTTTAAGTATCTGATATAAAGACGAAAACAATCTTCACTTACCTTTTTGAAGGTATTCTCTATCACCCTTCTTTGTGAGCAGTCGTCACCCCAAGGATCTACTAAAAGATTCATCTTACACATAATTGAATATGTGATACTTTCTCTTCCATCAATTGTTTTGACTAGCATCTTAGCATAACACTTGTCATTATCTACACATTCTTTACCTTCATTATTGAAATAAGTTTCATTGTACGTAATAGAGTTCTTTAAAAAATCATCCATTCTCAATGTACCTTAATTTTTGTTCTGGCGTCATTTTGGAAATCTTCTTATTTAAGTCTATTCTTTCTTTTGTACCCTTACCTATGATTTCTTCATGTTTAGCCTTTTCTTCTGAAGTTTTGTATTTACCAATCTTCTTAGTGTTTCGATCTGCTAATTGTCCTAAAGTGGTAGCTTCTCCTATTACTATTGGGGGAAGTCCTAGACTAATTAACCTTGTGAGACACATTTTCTTACATCTTGGACATTGCTTCTTTGGTGCGTCGTGAATAGATTGACTGACGTTCTCCCATAAGAATCCACAAT